CAGCTGATGTAACGATTTGTTGCATCCTAACATTATTTGCAGGATTAACCACGCTATGCATAGCGCTCACTGTTGTTACTGGAGTACCCGTCCAATTGGTAGTCCATTCATTCCATACCGTACCTAAAATAGCTGTATCTTTTACCGCATCATAGTTTGCAGTATTTAGCGCGGCATATACTGTATTATTACTAACTTCTTTCCATTCATCGGATCCTGGTGTAAGCTTTACACTACCAACAAATGCTGCAACTTCATAGGGATTTACACTTTCATATTCTGTTGCATACGGTTGAGTAATCAAAGGAGTTTCATCATATGCAAGAGTAGCTGTATTGCTATTAATTTTAATACTATTTAATGAGCTATCGACCTTTTTAAAATCAAATCGACGAGAAGTATAATTTGGTCTTAATGTTCCATTTACGGAATCAATAGATGCAGCATATGCTTCACTAGCAATGTTTGCAGTATCATTATTGTAGAATGAATCTACCAATATACCATTCTTAAATCGGCTGCCAGCACTATCAAAAATAGGTTTATCATTTGCTGATTTTTCAAGCAATGATAATGTAGTATAGTATTCAATATTCTTTATGCGGCTTTCAAGTCCACCAATGTCTCGCATTGTATAGCGGCGATTATCAATATAATTGGCGATGATATCAGCTGTGCTATGCGTATAAGCAGGGATTGCTAATGTATATAAAGCCATTGACTTGGGAGGAGTCTCTGGTACTCGAGGATTCAATTCAGGATTACCTTGTGTAATCGTAAAGTTTCCATTTTGATCAACGCTCAACTTATCAACTCGAGGAAGATAAAAATTGGCATCGGCACTTATTATACTATAAGGGTTTAACTGATCAACATTTCCGGTAGATCCGCTAAGTATCACTGGTCGGAAGTCAATGCAATCTGCAAGTCGTACTCCATTGTATGATGGGAAAGTTGAATATGTTAAACCGGCAGTAGAATTGGTTGCGCTTGGCCAGTAACTATTAACACTAGCACATGCACTGCTTCCGCTTCTTGCAAAGTACGTATAGACAAATGCTATGCTTTCGCTGCTAAAGGTTTTCTTACCAACATATTTAACTTGAACATTAGTAAAGTAATCATCACGCTGTCCATCATCAATTATGACCCAATCACTTGTTGTATTGGAACCGCCTATTGTAACACTAGTCAATCCAAACACTTCTGCCTTAGAAAGAGTAAACACTGTTTGACCAGCGCTTGCAGTTTGTGTATCGGTTTGTGATGTGAGTGTCTTGGTCATTACACCATCACCGCCAGCGCCTATTCCAACATTAACTGGAATAATTACTGTGTATGCGGCGCCACTACTAACTGCACTGAAATTTAATGTAATACTTGAACCGCTTCCGGTTACACTAACTACTGCAGTTTTAACACCAGCAACAAATAAGATTATATTGCCTGGCGTTAAATCAGAAAATTCACGTTGTCCGCTAGTTACAGTTAATGCAACAGTTGTTGTGCTAGTAACGGTACCGCTAGCAGTATACAAGATATTGTATTTGATATTAGTAAGAGTGCTAACTGCATCAAATGGTAGCTTAAACAATGCGGTATCATTGCTAGCAAAAGCAAGTGATCCACCAGTTGCTACCGTGAATTTAACAGGTGTAACAGCAGTATTCCAAATGTTTTTAATATCAGCTAAATTAAAACCGCCGCTTGCAGTTATAATAATATCATACAAATACATACGATATGTTGAACCACTTTCAACTTCGACACCTTTGATCTTACATGTACCAGCAGAGAACTTTAATACGTCACCAAATGCAATTGTGATTGTTGTTTCGGTAAATGTAACTGTATTTGTTGACGGATTTACTGTAAGAATTATAAGTCCACTAACCATACCAGCGCCTGGCCCATAAACAACCATCCCAACAGTTAAACCTGTAACATTTGGTAAAATTAAACTTGTTCTAGATGTTGTTGTATAGTCAGTACTAACATATGTTTTGGTGAGTCCTACTTTATATGTGTCACTTATACTAGTAATGATTGGTAGATATGAACTGGTATCAAATGACCCAATCACGTAGTTACCAATGTTAGCATACGTATTTGCAGGAGTAAGAGCGGACAGAGTACGAGCTTTAGGAGCTTGCAATTCGGTCTTATCAATTGGAGCAACACGGTAACCATATACATAAGCAACCGAAGGATCAACTCCTAAACTATATTTAGTTTTTGCATCGGCAATGCTAGCTGTCAAATCACCTGCAGCTATACTATATCCAGCTTTATCCAATTCTGTATTACCATAGCGTCCATAATTGCTACCAGTATCATACAATTCACGCACGTGTGTTTTAAATGGATTAAGCGTATAGTTTCCACTTTCTTCATATGTACGTTGCGCAAGCTGACGATCCAAATCCGTATAACGATCACGAATTGCAACTGTTACCGCACTGTTAACAACAGTAATTAAAGAAATCTTATTAAGAGTATTTGCTGTGCTCCCATCTGCTTCAAATGCTAATGCCAAATCAATTACATAACGATCTGCACCTGGAGCAGTATAGTTAGGAGTACCATTTGCGTTATCAGTAAGAGTAGAGTCAGAGGTATAATCAACAGTACTTTCTGTTACATAAAGATAAGCTTTTCCATTTACACTAGCATCCTTAGTATCCAATGCGAAAAATACACTCTGTGCATCAGTTGCAACAAAAGTTCCTTTTGTAAAGAATACACCTTTTGAAAGAAATACTCCTGCGGCATAACCAGTTGCAGCAGTGTACAATACAAGTGCATTTGAAGACAATGAGTTTCCTATTGCATAAGAAGCAGTTACTCCATCTGTGGCATTGTTAAGATAGCGTACATATAAACGATATAGCGCGCCACCCAAGCTGACAACCTTTAATATATTAGCATTAAGACTATTGATGCTGTTTGTCAGCGTAGTTTGACTATAAATGGACGCTGTTCCACTTGTAATACTAACATCTACGTAACGAACTGTTTTATCAAACGTGCAATTACCTCCAATTGCAGCTGCGCCGTCTTTCCATATACTTTGGCCAAATTTATCAATCTGGCTTTGCAGTATACTCTGCATTTGGTTTAACTCTCTTACCTGAACACTATATCCAGGCTTAAAGAGTATACGCAAATAATTTTTATCATCTGGTGTTAAAAGATTAACATCAGCTGTATTGTAATCATCATGATACGCAGTATTGTATGTTGTTATTGCCATTAGAATTGAATGATTATTTTGATTTTTTCGGTTTGACCACTAGCACGTGTTATCTTCTTTCGGTTTTCAGCAAATACTACTTCACCAACAATTCTTGCATACACGCCATCACCTCCAGTAATACCATTGATATTTGATGTGCATTCTGATGCATTAACCGTAGTATATGTATAATTTGTACCACCAATAGCCAAACGATATGATCCGCTTGCAGGAATTTCTCTAAAACCTGAAGTATAATTTTGATGGAAATATAAGTTACTTCCACTTATGGCATCAGCTATTGCCAAAGGTTTATCAGTAATATCATATATGATTGTATTATTGTTAATATCAACCGTAGGAATAGTTCCAGATAATGTCAATGAACGCAATGCATTTGCAGTTGATCCAATAGTATTAGGATTACGTACAAGCGATACTTGGCGGTATGGAGTATAGTAATTGTCCGTGCTAATATCTCCAGTAAGATCAAGTGATATACCTGCATACCATGAAGGCATTACATCAGCTGGTATATATCCATACCCGTTTTTAGGAGCAATGATTGGCACAACTACCGCGCCACTTCCTGTGCTATCACTAATTTCTACCGACGCAACCTGCAATCCTTTTGGCCAACTAGCTAAAGCTAAACCATGTGTGACTGCGGTAATTACTCCGCTTGAAACTGTAGCCGTTAATGATACTGCATACGTGACGCTACCAGCCGCATCACTACCACGTAATGTTAATGTAGGAGAGCCGCTATATCCACTTCCTCCGTTAACAATATGAAATGTACTGCATAATCCACCATATGTAGCACAATTTGATAATGGCGTACTTGTCAATGCAGTTTGACTAATTTCAATAAATTGGTCCGTTACAAAAGCTGTACTAAGACTACTTACTGATTGAACTAATATCCAAACATAATTATCTCCACCTTGGCTTGGTATATATGTTGAAGTATCAGACGGAGCATTTGATGTAGTACTCCCACCGGCCTGCAAGCAAAGATACATACCAGTTGCAGTTGTAGCATAGCATGGAAGAATATTTCCAGTTGCATAAAAGCAACTACTATCATAACTATTATAAGCTTTATATTGCTTACTACTCGTCCAAGCAACATTAGGAATTACAAGAGTAGTATTGCTAGCTCCCAGTTTACTTAATGTAGCAATGTTGTTTAATACTTCTAAACCATCGCTAAATGATCCTACCGGTGCAGAGACATTGTATCCTGATGAATCTTCGGTTACCGCACCAATTGTCGGCCACTTATCAGATTTTCCAATTCCCAAATAATAACGATTTGGACTTGTTACGGCAGTACCAGAACGATCCGTTCCAGCTATATCGTTTAAAAATAACTTTGCGTTATTTCTGCGAAATGTATCTGTAATAATTGCTGACATATTTGTTGATTACTTAGATGTATTTATATACTATACCTTTATGCTATATTTATGATTGATGACACATTTAGCATCTTATAACTATATGATTCATCATTCATGTTTATCATCTTTTTAATTGTTTGGTTATCTCCTAAAAATCCATTTCCTAATAATGAAGGGTCTCTAAATTTTAAACCATTAAGATCATAATCGGAATTAACCAATTGTCTCTCACTAGCTAAAGAACTTATAACAAATTGGAACATTACATTTACTTCACGCGATAATAAGATTGAATCATTGCGCAATGCAATCAATACATATTGTAATATACTTGATGTTAACCAGCCCGGCTGATATTTAGGAGAATGCTGATGATACGAAACTGTTGAATCAGCCATATACGGAGGAATCAACGCACCTAACCAACTGTATTGATTTTGCAAGTCAGGCAATTGGTATGAAATATAATTATCCCATGAATTAAGACTTTGCAATTCAAGTAATAATAAAGTAAATAATTTTAAACCGGCCGGGTGAACAAATTTTAAGAATGAATCTCGCCATGTTGATGGATCACTGTTTGAACTTATTTCATATGAATAGTTTTGCCAATAAGTACTGTCTTGAATCTTATATGCATCTGAAGCAAATCCTTTATGATCTTCATACACATATTCTGGTATAGTCTGCAATACCCAAACTATGCTATGACCAGGTAAGCTGCCATCATCAGTGCATTTATATACATGACGGTTTGGCCAAGATCCATAGCGCGCATAAACATTACCATCTACCGGTTGTGTAGCATCACCATCACCATCAACAAAATGTAAGAATGGACGCCCACTAGTTGTTGAAATTAAGTTATCCCAAAGTACTTCTGGATCATCAGTTGGAGGTTGTATAGAAGTTGATTCTGCATACCAATAACCTGCCGTAATACCGCTGCTGGATATTGATAAAGATCCAGCGGAATCAAATACAGCTGTCCAAGCCGATACCAAATCTGGTGTTAATACATTTTCATGTGAAAGACATGTTGGATTAAATTCATTAACCTTTGTTATTATAATCCATACATTAGATCCGCTATCCCAATAACATTTTTGGTAAGGGTCACTCGTACTTGTATAAAGCGGTTTATTATTTAAAGTTCCATTTTCATACAAATCATTAAAAATTACATTTTGACTAAGATTTCTAACATACAAATCACCGGAAATTGTTAATGTCTTGCCAGCGCCTCCCCGCAAAATCCATAATGAATAAAATGTATCCCAATATAATGCATAAGGTTGCAATTGTAAATTATTAAGTGTACCATCACCAGTATACGCAAAAAAATCGCCATACATACCGGCACATGTTAATGGCGGAAATGTTATTGGGACATTTTCACTCTCTAAAATTGGACTTAATGTTAATGCTGTTGTGCTAGATAATGTTAATAATGAATCTGCTCCATTATAAGCAGTCATTAAATTTTCAAATCCAGTTGAGTTAATGACTATTGTATCAGTCACGCCATTCACAGGCGGAGCAGTCAATTCCAATGGAGGGACATCGTACGGATCCCAATTTATTTGTCCGCTTGATGGAGTAAAAAGGTATTCTTTAGGATAAAAGATTGATACCGTTTCATTTAAGAATATCTTAAAGAATGCAACTATACTATCTTCACTTCCACGCGTATTGTAATACTTTACAATGATTTTATACAATGAAACTTTATCTAAAGAAGAACTATTTGGAATATTTTTTGCAATAAGTTCTTGTATATTGTCAAGATACTTATTACTTACAGAATCAATATCTTTATCTGTAAGTATACTTCCTATTTCACATGATGGTAATCCATCAGTATTAAGGTAATCATAATACTCTTGGATGAATGAAATTATATTTGCGGCACCGCTTTGTATATTATTTGGAAATAATGATTGTGTTCTTACACTTTCAACATTTCTTGGCCGGCCGTCTGCAATACTTAATAGCATATTTTTTAGCGATCGCGTTTAAATGTATTGTAATCAATTGCACGGCTTGAACCGCCAATTGCAATAGAATCAACTTCTCCAGTTACACTTACTTGATTCATATCAATTTTTATAAGTTGATTTTTCTTAGGAGCAATATCATTGCTAGCTGGCAGCGAGTTAAGAGTGATTGTAAGCGCATCACGACCATCAATATACAATTCATTCAATTCAACTTTGCCTGTCACAATGTTAATGCGGCCAGCATCGGAGGAAATTTTAACTCGCGCTGAAGTTAAATCCAAATAATATGTATAGACACGACGATATGTTGTATCGCCATCTATTGCTTCATCACCATAATAGCACTGTGTACTTTTAATATAAAATGTACTTGAAGAAATTATAGTATGGCCATATTCATCATTAGTTAAACCTGTGCCGTAGGAAAGAGTGGTCTTACCCACATTTTGTGGATCAACTACAAATGATTTGCTAACATACACACGAACCAAACTGTTTAATATAGCTGGGCTATATGTATCAATGGTTTTAAGCAATGATGAATGTCTAAATACACCATCAAATGATTCAAGATATGCTGCATCAAAATTTTCAACTTGAGTATATATCTTTCCTTCAAGTTCTCCCTTTGAAAGATTTGTTTTGCTGTTATTGTATTTAAATAATACGTCTAAACTTAAATTGATATATTCTGGGCTAACAAATTCTGGTGTAATACTTAATACCTTTTTATATTTTACAATATCAAGTATTTCTGCTTTTTGACTTGCGGTCAAATACAATGCATCTTTAGGCTTCACACATATAAAGGCTTTTCCATATTGAGGAGGATCATTTTCTTCACCGCCCCATACAGCAATACTTTGAGTTGAAGGAAATTTTGCAGAAATGATGGTTTTATAATCATCAGCGGTTACTGCTCGGTTTTGTGTAACAAATGAATTGGGCGCATTGAAACGTATACTTTCTATGCCTTCCTTTGCATTACCGCCTGTTGCATTGCTACTTGTTGTTACAGCTAATACAGAAGTAGTACCAGTTGGAAGTGAACTTATATATTGGAAACTTACGGCGCCATTACAATCAGCGCCTGCGGTTGTAAGATATTCAACTTCAATAATGCTTAAGTTACTAGGCCGTTTCCCAAATATGTTATTACCAAATTCAATCTGATATTTACCATATACATTTTCATTAAGCATGTATATTTGACTTGTTCCGTCAATACTTCCGATGTTTACTTCAGTAAAAGGAGTATATATGTCAGCTGTTTGTTGTGATGTGCTATTATAAACTCTAACAATAAGAGTGCTAATGTCAATGTTATCGTCATCAATCTGATATGTTAATTTATCAGAAACGTTATTAACCTGAAATCGTTTTGTTTCAATGCTTCCTTGATGGACTTCAATTGTTGAGGTATATGTAGTTCGCCCAACATCTTTTGGTATAACCAATTCATCAAGATTTAAAAATACATATGTTTTACCATCTAAACTGGTTTTAAAATTACTACCGCGAGGTAATGTAATATATGATACACCAGTCCCGTTGAATGAAACAGTCAATGATGCAGCTGCAGCTGCTTTACTGCGAGGAACATATCCAACCAATTTTGCATTTGAAACGACACTGCTTCGTAATTGTGCACTATCAATAAATGTTTCATTAAGCGCCATGTGTGCAAGCATTGCATTATAATGAGTATTATACGCAAGTACGTCTACCAATTGATTTAATCCGCTACCAGCATAATTCCAATCTTTAAATGGACTATCTGTAGCCGTAAAATAGTTAATTAGATTTTGTTTGATTGTATCAAAATCCAATTCGGTTACATTGAGCGTTTGTCTAGAAAGTGACATTGAATGGTTATCTTAAGCGGTTTAAATAAAATTGAACTTCTTCTTGCTGATCATGTAAAACAACAAATCCTATGGTAATGTTGTACGCATTGTTATCGCTATCATCTTGAATCTGAACAGTTATGTTGTTTACTCGTGGTTCAAATTTACCAAGGCAGCGATATATTTCATCTTTAAGTGAAAGAGCTGTAAAAATACTAGCAGGCTCAAATAATAATGCACGAACACCACTGCCAATTTCAGGATGAAACGGGTGATCATGAAAACTTGTCAACACTATATTCTTAATGCTATTTTTTACGGCATCAATGTCAGTAATTGGACGAATGTCTTTAAGAACCGGATGAACTATGAATGACAAGTCCAAATCAGAATACATATTTTTCTTAGCAACATTACCTGAAGTAACAGTTGAAGAATTATAATCTGATAAGATATTACTCATTACCTTCTATTTATATCAAACAGTCTTGCCTGATTTTGGCCCGCCACTTACAACACGAACTTCAATTGGTGCTGCATCTCCAGGTTTAGTTTTTCCTGCAGTATTGATTCCTGCGCTTTGAATTTGATTATAAAGAGCAAGATCATCACCGCAATAATAATCAATAACATTGTTTGACATACCACCAGTATCGTGTACAGTAACACGTCCGCTGCCAACTGGCGTTTTATCTTTAGCATAACGTATTTCAAGAATTGTATTGCCAGTCCAATAGTTTGAAGCAACACTTATGCCTGGTACTAACGGACTATGATAACGCCCTTCAAATTGATTTGCAGCTGTTAATTTTCCGCTGCTAACTTCACTTGCAGTAGTACGATCAATACTTGCATTGCCATATGCCGTCATATACAATGGCATCCAATCACCAGTAGCAGCAGAGTCACGATTATAGAATGCTCTTATGACACTTGTGTTGCGTGTTATTTCATTTTCTATAACAGATGCACGCCCACTATAATCAGTTTTTAACATGCCATCCCATTCAGCATGTTTATTCAATTCATCCGCAACTAAAGTTAAATATGTTTGTTTATATTGGGCATCTTTACTATCATCAGTTGTTCGACTGATATTATCATGATAAGAATATGCAAGAGTATTTAATACCGCAAGCATACGATTATAATTTTCCAAATCTTTTCCAGATAATATACTTACCTTAGCTGAATCTTTATTTAAATGTTCTTAAGTTGGAAAATAAATGCGTCATAATCATCTTTTGGCTTAGGATTGTATGATGCATTGGCCACCGGTGAAACTACTCCTTCAACTGCAGGAGGAGGAGTGCCTAACGGTATATTTGTAGGATTGGGCACGCGCGATCCTCCAGGCAAATAGTTGGTTGTTTTGCAAACATCAAGATTGTTTAAATTATTAAGTATATCAGATAATCCAGTGATGCCCGCAAAGTTATTTAATATATCATTAATCTTATTGACTAATGCCATTCCAGTAAGACCTTGAGCAGCTAATAATGCTTCAATAAGAGTCTCTGGTTTAATCTTTTTAGGACTAGCTAATTCACTAATCTTTTTGATTGCATCATATTGTTTTGCAAGAGCATCAAGCTGAGATAGCAACGAGGCAGCGGTTGGATTATTAAGAAGCAATTCTTCTGCTTTCTTAATACCCATTTCCATAAGGCGATGAGGTAAATTCTTAGTACAATCTGCCAAATTTTGCACTTGATTTACCACCTGCAAATCTGATATTTCAAAAGTATCAAGAATCGATACATCAGTAACACTTCCGCCAAGAGTATTTGATTTGGATTGAAACGTTGGAACACTATCAGAAAAATCAGCACGGGTTACATTAAGAGAATATGTGGTTATGCTCGTGCCGTCTTCAGCAGTACATGAAACTATAAATTGATTATTACCAATCGTTACATCAAGCGGAGCACTAGACACACCAGACAGGACATCATCTCCTTCAACATCAATTTTTGCATTAGCATCAACACAAGTTGATGTAAGAGTTAATGACGCAACATCAACTGGTAAATTAACTTGATATGCGGTAATTGCTGAAGAAAAAGACGGCACGAGATCTGCTCCGCTCGTAACTATATTTGATAGTGTTGACACATGAGATGCAGCAAGTCTTGTAACTGTGATTATGTATGTAGTGGTACTATTGTCCTGAGCAGTAACAAGAACTGTAATCGTATTGCTATTTCCTACCAATAAAAGTATTGTGGAACTAGCACTTCCGCTTATTACTGTTAATCCATTTACTTTAACAGTAGCACTAGAGTCAGTGACAGTTGGAGTTACTGTCACTGATGGGTATGCATAAGCTACGGTTGCGGTATATGTTAACGTGCCGGCGGCAAATACTGAACTTAATGTGCCATGACTTAATGTTAAACTTGATAATGATGAAACGGTTAATGCAGTACGCGTAACGGTAATAGTATAATTTGTAACATTATGGTCTTGAGAAGTTACAGCAATGTTAATTAGGTTTGAACCAGGCAACAAGGGTATGCTTCCACTAGATGAACCGCTTAAAACTGTTATACCATTGACAATTATTGTAGCAGTGCTATCAACTGAAGTTGGAGTTATTGCGGCTGATGTGATAGAGTTACTTACGGTTGCCGTATATGATGTGGTCGCACTTAAAAAACTTGGACTTAATGTTAAACCGGTTAATGCTGATAGGTATGAAGAAGATGCTCGAGTGACAGTTATAACATATGTTAATGTGCCAGCTAATATACTAATTACATTAGATGATCCTACAGCTAAACTTATACTACCGCTAGCAACTCCACTCGATACAACTATACCATTAACATATATTGTGCTTGTACTAGTTGGCGTAACTGTTATACTTGATGTATCATTTGTTACATTTAAAGTATAATTTGGGACAGCACTATTAAAAGCAGGACTTAATGTTCCGCTACTTACTGTTAAACCAGACAATGCAGGATTGCGCATAACTGTAAGAGTATATGAAGTAGTTGACGGATCTGCTGTACTTACTGTAATAACATTAGTTCCTACATTTAGCA